TGCTCCTGTCGTCAATGCTCCTGTTTACACCGCACCTCGCGTAAACATGAACATTTCCGCCGGACAGTACGCACTCGCACAGATCCAAGCGCAACGTGGTGACAGCAACGCGCGCGATATCGTTGCTGCTCTCGATGCTGCTACTACAACCGAGAACATCGGCGTAGTACCTCCAACATACCTCCGCGACATCATCGGAATTATCGATGATTCAATGCCTTTCGCTATGTCTCTCGAGCAAGGCGTATTACCAGCTTCAGGCATGAAGTTTTATCGTCCACTTCTTGGAACTCAAGCAACCACAGCTGTTACCGCTGAAGCTGTCGAGTTTGATTCAACTGATACCACAATCACTTCTAAAGAAGTTGATGTTGTCAAAATTGCTGGGGCAAATAAAATTTCTGTTGAATTACTTGAGCGTTCAGATCCCAGCTTTTTGGACGTTTATTTACGCGAACTCGCCGCGTCATGGGCTCAAAAAGCAGATGCTTACGCTTATAGCATCGCGTTAGCTGCCCCAGGTTCTTCGTCAGGCGCAACCCTTTATGCTGCTATCGCAGACGGAATCGCTGATTCTTTCGGCGTTCTTCGTCGCACACCAAATCGCTTCGTTGCTGATACTGGCAATTTTGCAGAGCTTCTCGCTGCTGTCGATGATAACAAGCGACCACTATTCGCTGCTGCTGCTCCACAGAATGCTGCTGGTCTTATGACCCAGGGTTCAACCGCTGGAACAATCGCAGGCCTACAACTTGTTGTAGATCCAAACATCGACACAGGTACAGGCATCAAGGGAGTTGTGTACGCAAGCGACGCAGCAACCTTCTATCGCGGACCAGCGCAACAAATTCGCGCTAATGTCGTCAGCACAGGTGAGATAGAGGTAGGTGTCTATGGTTACGTCGCAACTTGCGCGAAGTATCCAACCGCTTTCCGCAATCTCACAGTCGCCTAGTAAATAAATAATCTGAGAGGGAGGCGTGTTGCCCCGAGCGCCTCTCTCTCGCTCGTAAGGAGATCTCATGCCTAGCATTGTTACCGCATCGCAACTGCGCTCTGTGTTAGGCGTGAGTTCTTCGCTTTACAATGACGCATATCTTGATGGCATTATCGACACAGCTGAAGGAGTAATCCTTCCGCTATTGACCGAGCATGAAGCTGCTATTCAAGGCGTTGAATTGGTCGATAACATCGCTTATTTTTACACAGTACGTCCTCACGGATTCGTAGAAGGCCAGACTGTAGTGATTAACAATGTCGGAGCGCCTTTTGATGGCTCACGCGCTGTAACCGACGACATCGCTACGTTCTACACAGTAAATCGCATGGGTTTTAACATTATTTATTCGCAGGTATTTACTCAAAGCATTACTAACGCAGACATCGAACGCAGACCAATAATCCCAACAGGTCGCGCCACACTTTTCGGCAAAGATGCCGCTACGCTTTACGCGAATAACCAAAATGTAGAATCTGCCGTCCTAGTCGTAGCAGTCGAAGTATTTCAATCGCGTACAGCTCCTGGCGGACAAATTGAAGGCGTAGATTTCACCAGTACGCCCTACAGAATGGGCCGAAGTCTTTTCAATCGTGTGTCCGGGTTACTCGGGAATACCGTTGACGTAGAAACCCTCGCGCAATAATGCCTCCATCCTCAATATCTGCCGACGTACGAGGCACACTTGCCACAGCTCTCAGCTCTGTCGCTGGATCTGTTTATTCTTATGTACCTGAGGCAATTATTCCGCCTGCCGTAGTTATTGTTCCTGGCTCGCCATACATGGAGCCGAATCTTATTAACAAAGCAACGACCAAAGTGATGCTGAATTACAAAATTACCGCAGCCGTCGCGTATAATTCCAACCCAGCATCTTTAGACAACCTAGAGAAGCTCATTATCAGCATTCTGGCGGTAATACCTGCCGGATATGTAGTAGGACAAATTGAAACGCCACAAATTGTCCAGGTAGGCGCGTCTAACGTGCTATCTGCCGATATTAACGTTTCAACCTATTACACGCAGACAAACTAAGGAGAAACCGAAATGCCTACCACCGTAATTACGGGCAGAGATGTTACCTTCACTATTGGTGGTAACAATTTCGACGCTCAGACAACAAGCGCAATCCTCAGCGATACACGCACACGCGAAACCTACCAAACCCTAGATGGCAAGGCTTACAAAGTAACCGACGACCAATGGAACTTTGCCGTTGAAATGCTCGCAGACTGGGGCGCAACTGGTTCCCTATGCGAAATCCTCTGGGGCGTTGCTGAGGCTTCACCAGATACGGGAATCAATACTGTTATGACCGCAGCTTCTGGCGCAACTTTTACTTTCCAGATTCTTCCTGACTTCCCAACAGCCGGAGGCGCAGGAAACGAAGCGCAGACTGTATCCTTCAACTTCACAGTTATTGGAACACCAGCCGAATCATTCAGCTAGTAACTAGATCGGGGCTTACTAATGAAACTACCAATCACTATAAAATTTAATAATGGGGAAGAAGCGACTTACGTCGTCAATCCTCCCGACTGGGCTAAGTGGGAACTCAAAACAGGCAAAACGATTCGCCAGAATGACGAAATCGGAATGAATGATTTGATGTTCTTGGCTTATACGTCCATGAGCCGTACTTCAGGCGCTAAGCAACTAAAGTCTTTTGAGACTTGGATTCTGAGCGTTGATGATATTGAAGTCGGTGAAGTAGACCCAAAAGCTACCCAGCCGGAAGCATAAACCGGACGCTTATCGAGTTATCTATCGCTACTGGTATCCCGATGAGCGAATGGCAGACAGCCGAAGATATTTTAACCGCCATAGAGATACTGGAGAAGCGTAATCGTGGATAATGTACGAATAGCGTACGACCGCAGCGAGCTATCTGGTATTACGCGAGCATTTAAGGCGATGGACGCTGAGGCTATAGACCAAGCAAGACAAGCATCGGCCGAAATTGCTGAAATGCTTAAAGATAAAATTATCGCTAAAGCACAGACGCGCAAAGTCGCAGGAGCTTCTGCCCGACGTATTGCTGAAGGCGCTCGCGTAGCCAAGTCGTCAAAGATAGGGGAATTATCTTTCGGCTTTGCTTCTCAGAAATACTCGGGCGGAGCAACAACTCAACAGCTTTGGCCTGGTATGGAATTTGGATCTAATCGCTGGAAGCAATTTCCACGCCGTACCCCAAGACTAGGCCGAGGCAATCAAGGCTATTTTATTTACCCAACGCTGACCGAAAACCAGCGCGAGTTGATTGCTAAATGGGAAGAATCTTTTAATCGGATTCTAAAGGAATGGGATAAATAATGGCCGGTAGTCGTACCCTTAAACTTTCCATCCTTGCCGAAACCGCAGACCTTGTAAGAGGCTTAGATAAAGCAAACCAAGAAACACAAACATTTGGTGATAAAGTAGAAGCTGGATTTGCCAAAGTAGGCAAAGCCGCAGCGCTCGCAACTGCCGCCATTGGCGCTTTAGCCTTAAAAGTTGCGGTAGATGGAGTAAAAGCAGCCATCGAAGATGAAGCTGCTCAGGCTAAATTAGCGGCCACATTAGGCACAGTCACTAAAGCGACTGATTTACAAATTGCCAGCGTCGAAAAATATATTACCCAAACTTCTTTGGCTGTCGGCGTTACCGATGATGAGTTAAGACCGTCATTTGACCGATTATTACGATCCGTACGAGACATAGACAAAGCTATTCAATTACAGACCTTAGCGCTTGATATTTCAGCCGGTACTGGCAAATCATTAGCCCAAGTTAGCGAAGCGCTTGCTAAAGCCTATGATGGCAACTTTGGAGCGCTAAAGCGTTTAGGTGGTGGCATTGACGAAGGAATTATTAAGAGCAAAGACTTTGACGCGGCCGTCAATGCTTTAACCAATACATTTGGTGGGCGAGCAGATGTGGCTGCTAATACTTATCAAGGCAAGATGGCCAGATTAAATATCGCCATAAATGAAGCTAAGGAATCCATCGGCGCTGCCTTGTTGCCTACATTGACCAGATTAACGGATTCATTTATTAACAATGGGATTCCAGCATTAAACGCTTTTATCGCTGGGTTAACCGGAAAAGAAGGCTTAAAAACTAGAGCAGAAGAAACTTCGCCAAAAGTAGCCGAACTAGCTTCTAAAACTAGATCAGTAGAGGAAGGCGCTAATGCTGCTGGGTTGGCTATTCAGATTATGGGAAAAAGGGTAGGAGAATTATTTGCGATTATTGACATCGCTTTAGGTGGAGAAGGTTCAGGCTTTGGCGGATTATTAAAAATTCTGAAAGCAATTCAAGTTGTTCTAAGCGCCATTACTGAAGCCATGAAAGGCTTAATTAACTTTGTCAAGAGCTTTGGAAATATTGCTGCCAATAGTTTCCAAAAATTGCTAGAAATATTAACCCTCATCCGTAAAGGATTCGTCGGAGATTTTACAGCTCCGAATGTGCCAAAACAATTCAACCAATCTGCTTTTAGTGTGCCATCTACCTCAAATCTTGGCATGGCAACCGGAACAGCCAACTACATCACAGTAAATGGTGCTATAGATCCTGAAGGCACAGCGCGGACTATTGTCGGCGTACTTAATAACTCTAGTTATCGTGGAACGCTAGGCGGAGGCGGAATCATCGCATGACCGCTTTCACCCCATCATGGCGCATCAAGATTCAAGGCACAGAATACACCGATGTTACTTTGGCTAATCTTTCGGTTACTTCTGGCCGCGAGGATATTTACCGCCAGCCGGTAGCCGGTTACTGTACAGCCGAAATTCTCAATTTCAACGCTGAACCAATCGTCATCGACGTAAATGACGGAATCACTATCGAATTGCTGGATTCTTCGTCTGCTTATGTGCCTATCTTTGGCGGCTTTATTTCCGATTTGACTAATGAAATTACCGCATCCGGTAGTGTAGATTTCGTACAAACTCTAAACATTACAGCTCTTGGCGCATTGTCTAAATTGCCCGTTTCGTTGTGGGAAGGTTCGCTCAGCCAAGATTACGAAGGCGACCAGATTTATGAAATCTTGTCTAGCATTCTGCTTGGTCAATGGAACGAAGTTTCTCCATCCGTTACTTGGGCTACCTACAATGCGACCGAAACTTGGACTAATGCCGTTAATCAAGGATTAGGCACAATAGACCAGCCTGGTAATTACGAAATGGTGGCTCGCTCAGCCAGCACTATCGACGTGTACACAATCGTCGCAGATTTAGCGTCTAGTGGCTTGGGTTACATCTACGAAGATGCCCAAGGAAATATAAATTATGCCGATAGCACCCACAGATCTAGTTATCTGGCAACCAATGGCTACACGGAAATTTCTGCTGGCGCTGGTTATGCTGTTGGTACTCGCATTGTTAGGCGTTTAGGCGATATTCGTAATTCCGTTGTTATTTACTCTGGCAATAATTTCAGCGATGAATCAACCGACACAGACGAGACTTCGATTGCTTCTTATGGAACCCGAGCATTCACTCTCAACACGTATCTTAAAAATAAAGCCGATGCCGAGGCGCAAGCGCAGGAATACATGGATTTACGCGCTTGGCCACAAAACCAATTAGGTAGCATTACTTTTCCATTAACTAATCCGAACATCGACGACACAGACCGCGATGCGCTGTTGAATATCTTTATGGGAATGCCTATCAAGCTGACCAACCTGCCAGCCAACATGAACCTGGGGCAATTTGAGGGATTCGTGGAAGGTTGGAATTTTAGGGCTGGGTATAACAGCTTGAACCTTTCCATTTTTGTTAGCCCGACGGCTTTTAGCCTACGATCTATGAAGTGGAATGATGTTGGTGTATTAGAGACCTGGAACACAATTAACAATACGCTAGAATGGGAAGATGCGACCATAGTCGCCTAAAGGAGAACGAATGGCAACGACGACTAACTTTGGCTGGGAAACGCCAGACGATACTGACCTGGTTAAAGATGGCGCAGCTGCGATGCGTACGCTGGGTAATTCCATCGACACATCTTTCGTAGATCTTAAAGGTGGAACGACTGGCCAAATACTTTCCAAAGCATCTAACACAGATTTAGATTATGCGTGGATTACTAATGACGTTGGCGATATTACAGCCGTAACCGCTGGTACTGGTATTTCCGGTGGAGGCACGACTGGTGCTGTAACCATTACTAACAGCATGGCAACAGCCATTGACGCTAAAGGCGATTTAATTGCTGGAACTGGCGCGGATACATTTGACAGACTTGCTATTGGCACAAATGGTCAAGTATTGACCGCCGATTCTACAGCATCTACTGGCATGAAGTGGGCTGCTGCCGCTGCTTCGTCTTTTGTTGGATCAAGTGTTTACAACACATCAAACCAATCAATAAATAGCTCTACTTTAACTGCCATTACTTTTAACAGCGAATCATTTGATACGGACACATTTCATAGCACATCAACAAACACTAGCCGCTTTACTATTCCAAGCGGCAAAGGCGGAAAATATTTAGTTTCAGCTACATTAAATTTTGGTAGCAACGCTACCGGCGTAAGATACATTTCACTATATAAAAATGGGGCTGCGGTGATATATGGTAATAGCATCCCTGGGTCGTCTGCCGGTGGAACCGCGCCGGTCATGTCTTACGTTATTGACTTGGCTGTGAACGATTACATCGAATTATATGCTTATCAAAGTACGGGTGGCGCATTTGATGTTCTTGGTGGTTCTACTTTGACTGTATTTCAAATTCAATATCTAGGAGCATAATGGCACTATATGACGACATTGTAAAAGTTTATCCTGAACTTGCCGAATCAGATGAATTTACTGTAAATGGATCTATAGCATTACAAAATGATTCAGACGGATTGGGCGACTATATCGCTAAATGGGAATACTCAAAGCCATTGCCTAAAGGCATGAAAATTGGCAAATGAGTCTAGCAACTGGAAATTGTGCTGATGACCGCATCCCGACGTGGGAAGATTACGACCCCGAAACTTTCTAAGGCTGCCCAAAAGCTACGCTCACAGATTAACGCAACTTATCCTAAGCGCGACAAATCAAGTGATGGCTGGATAGGCGACACTCGACATCAAGCAAGGCCGTCAGATCACAACCCCGACGAAAATGGCATGGTTCGAGCTATTGACGTAGATGCTGATTTAACGCCAAAGTATAAAGACGCATCCTGGGATTTAGCCGAAGAACTACGTTTAGCTGCTAAGGCTGGCGAAAAACGTATTTCGTACATCATTCATCATGGGAAGATTGCTAGCCCTCGCATGGGCTGGAAGTGGCGTAACTATAAAGGCAACCCACACGCACACCATATCCATATCAGCTTTACACCATCGGGCGATACTGACGGCAAACCCTTCCAAGTAGAGAGCCTAAAAAAATGAAACTAGACACCAAGCAAATCATGATGGGCATAACCGGCTTCCTCGTATGCTGGCAAGCAACGAATTTCGAGTTGGACTATAGATCCATTCTCTCAGCTGTAGTAGCTGCTGGATTATCTGGCGCGAACGGGAAAAAGAAGGCATGAGCGTCGGGGATTGGATTGCCGTTATTGCCGTAGCCTTTACAGCGCTTGGCGGTATTACTGGCATCGTTCAATTCCTGGTAAAGCATTACCTGGCTGAACTGCGTCCTAACTCTGGTTCGAGCATGAAAGACCAGATTACGCGCCTAGAGCAGCGTGTGGACGACATATACAAAATTATCCTTAACAAGACGCTATCCTAGTTTCAGCGTAGGGGGTTCAACATGGAAGACCAGACACCGAAAGAAGATTTCGTCCTCATGTCCGAACCCTTAACGCCAATGCTGACGATGGCTGTCGAAGCACAGCGGTTACTTCAGGCGTATCTTAAAGCCGGATTTACGCGCAAAGAATCTTTCGACCTTGTTTTAAATCAAATGCCAGAATGGACATTCCCAGGGCAAGTCATTATTGAAGAAGATGAAGAAGTTGATGATGAAGAAGATGATGATCTATGGGAAGATGTTCCTGACGAAATGGAAGATTACGATTAGACTTGTTATTGTTCCAGATCTCCAAATTCCATATAATCATCCAAAAGCTACCGCTAACGTTATTTCTTTTATTAAGGCCATCAAGCCGGATGCCGTCGCAATCGTCGGAGATGAAGCAGACTTGCCCATGCTCTCAAAGTGGGAAGCAGGTTCCCGAGGCGAGTATTCCGTCAAATTACAATCAGACCTTGACGCAACTCGTAGCGTTCTCGCGTCTATTCGGAAAGCTCTAGGCGACGATAAAAAGATTCACCTCGTACGATCCAATCACACAGACCGATTTGACCGATACATTGAGCGCAACGCCCCAGCGCTGGCAACTCTTAAAGGCTTGAAGTACACCGAGTTAATCGGCATCAAAGATTTAGGCATCACCTGGCACGAGCAACCAGGGCTTATAGCCCCCAATACAATTCTGGCTCATGGCGACGAGGGAAGCCTTGCTCAATACGCCGGAGGCACAGCCGCCAAACTGGTCGAGCGCATGGGTAAAAACGTAGTCTGCGGACATACTCACCGGCAGGGCATTATTTGGCGCTCTACAGGCCTTAGAGGGCGATTAGAGCCACTATTTGGGTTTGAGGCAGGTCATCTTATGGCTGTAAAAAAAGCGGCCTACACACGGCCTCTAAACGCCCCTAATTGGCAAATGGGATTCGGGATGCTGGAAGTCTCAGGAAGCCTGGTCAATCCCATTTCTATCATTATGCGACCTGATGGCTCATTTACCTGGGGTGGCAAAACCTGGGGGTAAATGCTTGACTGCCCCCAATCTGTGTGAAACCCTGTGAATAACGGATTTCACCAGGAAATCCAGACAGGGGCAAACAATGGTAGATCTAGATATGAATACAGGGCAGATTATTTTCTGCCTTATCTTTGGTGGGTTAGCGTTCTTAGCTGGCGCACTATGGGGCTACACTTCCGGCCATGATGACGCGACGCGTAGTTATTACTCAAACGATTATAAAAATGAATCAGCCACAAACAAATAATTACGCCGACGTATCTTGGGAATATGCGGAATGTCGTAATGCTGATACAGAGCTGTTCTATGCGCATCGAGACGAATTAGCAGAGCGCGGATTGAATATGCGAAGCATCCGAGCGATGTGCGGTCGATGCGTAATTAGACGCGACTGCCTAAGTTATGCGATGGGAAATGAAAAGTACGGAATGTGGGGCGGATTAACCCAAGAAGAACGTACCTATGTCCGACATGGCAGATTAACCCATTCGCAAATGCTCGGACTGTTACGCGACATGGCTGAGATGAACATAAGCCTGAACTCTATTATCGAGTTTATCGGCGCTCGTAAAAAGTTTATGGATCGGGAAACAAACTATCGGGAAGAAGGATTATGAGTGGCTTTAACTTGGACAATTACGAGACTGTGGATTCTAGGATTGCTCGATTTTGGGAAATGTATCCTAATGGATCAATACTTACAGATATGTTTAGCGAAGCTCGACCTGATGGTCGCGTGGAATGGGTCTGTAAAACTACGCTGCGCAAAGAAGCTGATGGCGTTATCGTGGCAACTGGATGGGCTACTGAATACGAAGGTGCCAATAAATTTGCGCCACACAATGCACCCGAAGTGTGTGAAACTTCGAGTATTGGTAGGGCGCTGGCGAACCTCAACTTTGCAAAAGTTGGAGAACGACCTTCGCGCGAGGAAATGGTTTCCGCACGATCTAAAGAAGCGCCACCTAAGTCGGTGCCACAGGACGACCCATGGGCTAAAGGGATGGAAATACTCGGCGACGCCCTTGGCGCGGAACCGCTAGCGAATCAGACAGTTACCAAATGCTCGCACGGCGTGATGGTCTATAAAACCGGCGTAAGCAAGAAAACTGGTAAGCCTTGGGGTGGTCATTTCTGCCCAGAGAACATCCAGACATGCGACACTAAATGGGCGAAGGTGGGTTAAATGGGCTGGGTAGCGATTAAACGCGCGAATGACCCAGAAGTCTATCTGGGCATCGATGGCGACTTTGTAGATATATGCGATTTGTGTAATTACCCATTTAACGCAGCCAAGAAATATGCGATAACCCAGGAACACGAAGAATCTGGCGTGATTCATTACATTTGGACATGCCCTGATTGTGCGTGTAAAAATATGCGATGAATCTTTACAGGCGATTATCCGAAATTGGCATGGCTCACCATTACGAATGCTCCAATGATTGTATTGGTCGCCAATATGAACTAGATATGTGTTTAGAGATTCTCGACTGGGTGCGTGAATTCATCGTCGAAAAGGGGTTGAAGAATGAGTCAGTCGAGGAAGCATAGGGGTTATAAGACACAAGATCTTGTGGCTCGGTATCTAGCTAGCCACGGGTTCCCTTATGCGATGTCTGCGGGTGCTGGGCGCGAGGGTAGTGATATCACCGGCACCCCAGGTATCGATTGGGAAGTAAAAGCCAGAGCTAAATTCGACCCAATGGGAACGATGAAGCAACAAGCCAACCGCGTCAGCAATGAATTGCCGATTGCTGTAATGCGCCTTAATGGACAAGGCGAGAGCAACGTCGGGTCATTTTGCGTAGTGATGCGCTTTGATGAGCTAGTGTTGTTATTACGAAAGGCTGGCTATGGTGAGTGAAGTAGGCTGGTACGGGTATTACTGTAATTACTGCGATCTATTTACATGGATGGGGCAATATGAAGATAGTCAAGAGGGAAGCGTCAGATGTCGAAAATGTTGTTACGATGTTAGACGGCATACGAAATGGCTTACGCATGAACACTTTTTACAGCTTAGAAGAATCAATTACACGCTGTCGCAGATGCGGAGCATGGGTTTATATGTCTAGCGATTGCGAATGGTGCCATAAGGTAGCCGCATGAGCAAACAATTAATGAGCCCTAAAGATTCGCGCTATGTCTCAAACGACGACATTTGGACGCCGGCTTGGGTATTTGAACAACTTGGGCTAACGTTCGATTTGGACGTGGCTAGTAGTCCACTTGAAACTAATGTGCCAGCGTTAAATAAATACACACAAAAAAATGACGGGTTAAGTCAACCTTGGCTTGGCCGAGTGTGGATGAATCCTCCTTACTCAAATCCTACGCCCTGGGTTCAAAAATGGCGCGAGCATGGGAATGGGGTAGCATTCTTACCAATTGCCAAAGCTTATTGGTTCATGCATCTGTGGCACGATCCACAAGTTAAAATCTGTTTACTCAATAAACATATGAAGTTTGAAAAACCGGACAAATCATTACATGGCATATTCATGAACACAGTATTAGTAGCTATTGGTGAAGAAAATATAAAAGCGCTTTACAGAATAAAAGATGGCTACGTTAGATGATAATTGGGCGGCAATTGGAAAAGCTCTGTGGAATATCTATGGAGAGGAATTGCCAGAGCCGCCTCAGGTCATGATCCAGCGTGTGCTATCCTATTTGAAAAGTATCGGCTAGCAACCGACCTATCGCCCGTTAGAGGGGCATTACCAACCTACCGAAAAGCTGAAAGTAGGGAATGGAAAATCTTGCGCGCGAAACGAATCGCCCGTCGCGCATCGGGGCAAGACTTCCATATATGGCGCGATTGTGAGGAAATATGAAGCAATACCTTACCCATAAGTGGCTTATCACAGCCACAGCGTGTGTCTTGATTGGATTGGTTACGGCCGAAGTCGCTGAAGGTAAGCCTGCTGCTGTAGGTGCCAAACCTACAAGGCAGGAGATACTTACCCAGCTTCGGCTGATGTCTTTAGATCATCAAGAGTATCTATGTAATAAAGAGATAATGAGAAAAGAATCTAACTACAACCCAAGCGCAAAGAACGGAAGCCATTACGGCCTGTATCAAGGTCGCTCGCCGTACTTGGCTACAGCTACTATAACTGAACAGATTAACTGGTACATTCAATACATCCGAAGCCGATACGGCGAAGGATGTAAAGCCTTAGAACATCATAGAAAACATAATTGGTATTAATGAACAAGACCTACAATAACAAGCATTGGAGAAGGTTAAGGCTTATTGTCTTAAAGCGTGATGATTACACATGTACTTACTGTAGTAAGCCAGCAAACACAGTAGATCACATACAGCCACTAGCCAAAGGTGGAGAGCCTTATAGTGAAGAGAACCTGGTAGCAGCCTGTACAGCCTGTAATAGCGCTAAACGCGATAGGGGCAGTTTTTTTAATAGCGCTAGACACCCACGACCCCCATTTTCCTTTTTCTCCCCAGACCAGACAAGCCAAAACGATTCGCCGTTTAA